ATTGATCATCGTGCTCGTATATACGACCGAGGATTTATTGGACCACAGTCCGGTGAGACGTTAAACATTTAGACGTCTATAAATTCCGTGAATTCAGGGAAACTCCTTAATGGACAATCCTGAGCCAAGCCTTAGTAGGAATACTTTGGAAGGTGCAACGACTAGAGTGTACAATCCAGAACGGATTATGAGACTCATAGGGATCTAGTGATCTCGAAGCGCGGAACGCAATCTTAGATTGTGATGATATAGTCTGATCTGCATAGCAATATGCAGCAGTGTTGTCGGAACACTGGAGATACTTATATGGAAGTTAAACCCATACCAAATACACGCTATCTAATCTCTGAAGAGGGTACTGTGTATTCATCGTATAGTAACAAGGCTCTAAAACCCATTTCTGACGGTAGAGGTTATCTTGCCGTAACTTTGTGGATAGACGGTGCTTCAGAGAAGTATAAAATTCACAGACTTGTAGCACAAGTATTTTGTTCTAATCCAGACAATTTGACAGAAGTTAATCACATTGATGGCTGTAAGACTAATAACCGTTACACAAATTTAGAGTGGGTTACTCATTCTCAAAATATGAAACATGCCTTGGAAAATGGCCTTATAAGATTCGGCAGTGAAACTTATATTTCAAAACTGGACGAGACTCTTGTCAAGGAAATAAAAGAGCTAATGCTAAAAGGCCTCAATAACCAAGAAATAGCTGAGCTATATAGAGTAGCTAGAGGAACTATATCTAAAATAAGGCAAAAGAAAACATGGAAACATGTCTTGCCAAATTTGGATCTACCTGCTAGTGCTTCTCAATACAAGCCTAAGCTTAGTATAGAACAGAGATTAGAAATAAAGAAACTTAGTAAGGAGGGTCTTACTAATTCTGAACTTGCTAAAAAATTTAAAGTACACAACGGCACAATCTATCAGATTGTGAATAAGTAACTTTCCGACAACACGGCTCAAGATTAACGACCTTGAGTGAACGTAATGTAGACCATTCCTCAATAGTGCAGAAGCCAAACCTTTAGGTATTGCAGGATACCAAAACTTCAACGACCAAATTGGTAGTTTTCTAGGTGGCCTAGATGATGTATTTGAGGGACGTTTCAACTCACTATCAATTACAGGTCGTCAAAAGATAGCTGAAAAATGGCGTGAAGAGATGGTTACTATTGGTAATCAGATGCTTCGAGGCAAGCCTAACGACATCCGTAAGATTCTTGAAAATCCGATGGTACAGGCTATAGATGGTGAAGAACAAGGTAAATTCTTCAGATTCGCCATTGAAGTAGCTAAGATAGACAGGCATCTAGAAGGTAATTACAGTAAGTTAAATCTGTCTAAACTTGATGACTACAAGATGGCAATGGCAATAGAACAGGATGCTTCTTCTTCTGGAGCCCAGATTATTGCTCTTACTACTCGTAACAAGCAGTTGGCAGAACTTTCTAATGTTGTACCTACCAACCAAAAGAAACGTCTTTACGATGAAATAGCCCGAGATACCTTCAATGATCCTAGGTTTAAACGTCTTAATGAAAAATTAGGACTTAACGAGAAGGATCTACGTAAAGCAGCTAAAGCTAAGATAATGGTGGCGCTATACGGGGCTGGTGCTAGAACTGGTGTAATGAATGTAGAAGGCAAACTTTCTAAAATTCTTGGTAAAGCAGATGACGTACTCGTAGTAACAGCTACAGATCGTGAAAAGGTCTTAGCTGACATTTCAGCGCGTATTGCTCGTTTTGATAAAGTCGATCCAGAAATAACCTTAGAGCTTAGAGCATTACGTCAGAATGTAAAGGATGTCTTTAATAAAGGTGTAAGTCCTAGTCAAGAAATCATGGAACAATTATGGTTTTTAGATCCTAAGACAAGAGAGCTTGTAGAGAAGATGTCCCATTCTTATGGCAAAGTAATTACTCCTGAAGACTTTAGGCAAATTGCTGTGATAATGACAGAGTACATGGAAGAGCGAACACCTATATTGAAGTCCTTTACTCGTTTCTTTGGTCGTCTTGCAGAAGACTTCCTAGCTAATGCCAAACCTTCTAAATCTGCATTTGATTGGAAGACTGTAGGTGAATTAGCATTTTTTGGCGAGAAGAGAGATCGTGTTAAAGTAGCAGGAAATACAACTCTAGGAAAACTTCTTGGGATAAACTCTACCGAAACTAAAACGATTTCAATTAAGGCATTTGAACGTCTAGGGTTCGAAAAGAATGGAACACTGTACAAATTACTTTTCGGTGCAGATGCTGCAACAACAAGACGAACTGGTGCTAAATTCTTTAAGTATGATATTATACCTGAATTGAAAGATACAGGAGGTATTGAAGTATTTACAGCCAACAAGCTACCTAAATCTTGGACAAATGTACCTTTTGTAAATTTTGATGGTAAAGTTCTAGAGCAGAACTACTCCCAAATATTTGAAGAAAGGCTACGCTACAAGGATAAGAACGGCAATTGGGTGACTAATATTGTACAAGTGCCTCAGAAGACAGAAGCCACTTGGTGGGAACAGTTAGTTAATGCTTCAGGCAAAATAGATGATATAGCAGATGCTACTAAGGCTAGAACAGCCTACGGTGTAAATGCTAACCACTCTAATGATGCTGTAATTGTTAAGCGTTTCCACTTATGGGGTTCTGACAATAAAATACCTACAAGTACAATTCACGATGCATTCTTTACTAATGCTGCTGATTCATTGAAGGCTAAACAAGCTCTCAGAGAAATTTATGCAGATGTTATGGAAAGAAACGTAATTCAAGAAACACTGACTGAAATGCGTAATCGTGGATTACCTAATGATCTCTACAATCAGTATAGAAATGAAGCTATAGATATAGGTCTAATCCCTGTTCCAGGTCGGTCTAAGATAGACGGAAAGACTCTAACAGACAAAGACATCTTAAAAGCTAAAGATATTTTAGAAGACTTGATTCTAGATGATTTTTCAAATGATAGAAACTGGTATGGTATTGGTGGTTAGCACCGTTTCATATGAATCATGGACTTACAAACCCGTTAAATTAAAGAGAATAGGTTCACCAGAAGTGAAACACTGGTGTTAACCCCTTAGAACAAAGTTTATCGTTGTTTTAAGTTCATTAATTTTCTAAGAGCAGGGGAAATATGCCTAATAAAGGCTAGATACGTCCCCTGCTTTTTAAACAAAATTTTTAAGAAGAGTTGTACTCTTTACATTTTATTGAGCTGTGCTCAGAGGTTATATAAATGCCAGAAGATAATATCGATAATACAGTAGAAACAAATGAAGCTGAAGTAAATGAGTCTGTGGCTCCAAAAGAAGCTCCTAAAGAAAATTCTGTTGTAGATATTCCAGAAAATGTGTTAAATCAAAAAATTGCAGAAGCATTGAAGCCTATTAAGGAAAAACTTGATAACGCTTATTCTGCAAGAGATGAAGCCCTTAGTAAAGTGGCTGAATTTGAACAGAAAGAAAAAGAAGCCCAATTAGCTCGTCTTCAGGAAGAAGGCAAGTATAAAGAAGCTTATGAAATGCAGTTAGCCGAAGAGAAGGCACGTAGAGAAGCACTAGAGAAACGCAATGTAGAACTCACAAGAGACATTGATGTAAATAGTGAACTTGCCAAATATGATTTTCGAACTGCTAAAGCCAAGAATATGGCATTCCAAGAAGTGATCTCAGATCTTGTGCAGAATGAGAACGGTGTTTGGGTGCATAAATCTGGTGTTTCTGTTTCTGACTTTGTAAGAACATTTTCTGAGAGTGATGATAATGCCTTTTTGTTTAAGCAGAAAGCATCTTCAGGTGCAGGTACAATCACACCCACTCCTTCAAATCCTAGTGCCACTACTTCTAACTCTCTTTACAGTATGAGTCAAGATGAAGTGTTACGCTTAGCTGCTGAAGGTAAACTTCGCAAATAGGAATATTAACAAATGGCTGTACAAACTACTTTGGCTGGTGCAGATACTTACGTACTGCAAGAAGCCCTGTCTGCTTACTCTGATGAAGCATACACTAATGCTAAGAAACTGTCTGGTACTGGTATTGTAGGCGGTAACGCTCAGATCGATACTTCTACTGAAACCTTCATTGGTCAGGTTCGTTGGAACAAACCTTTTGATGCTACTATCAACGTTGCGTCTTTGACTAACGCTGCTGATGGCTCTTACAACAGCTACGAAACTGATTACCTGCGTTACATCAAGACTGTTCGTACTTACGGTGCGAAGAAAGTCAACATGCAGGAAGTTGTTACTCAGGTTGACGGTCTGGCTAAAATCGGTCGTGACTTTGGTGAACACCAAGCACAGGACGAACATGATGCTATCCTTTCTGTATTGAAAGGTGTTGCTATGTCTGAAGCTCTGAACGGTGCAGCTGCTGCTTCTGGTCAGGCAGGTCTTGGCGGTCAGACTTTCGAAAACGATCCTACTGACAAGCGCTACGGTTTCTACGTAGACATGGGTGCTAACGCTATTGTTACTGCGGCTACTACTTCTTCACAGGGTGCTGCTCGTGCAGAAAGCTTCCTTCAGGCATTCGGTAAAGCATTCAAAGACTACGAGCCAGAATACGCTTACCTGATCGTGTCTCCAGAAGTATACGCTTCACTGCGTTCTGCTAACTTGGTTGATCAAGATCGTGTACGTGATGGTTCTATTGAATTCAACACTATCTTCCAAGGCAAGTTCCGTCTAATCCAGACTCGTGCTACTCAGTCTTTCTCTTCTGCTGAGTTGAATGCTCTGAATGCTGGCGCTGGTGTAGATATCGCTGGTACTAAGACTTCTTTCATTGTCCGTCCAGGTGCAATTGAAATGGCATCTCTTAATGTTCCAATGCCTACTGAAATTGAGCGTAAAGCTTCTAGTTACCTCGGTGGTGGTGAAACTCAGATTTGGCGTCGTTGGGGTTATGTTCTTCATGCTGGCGGTTACGACTGGTCTGGTAATCAAGAAGCATTTCCAACCAATGCTAGCTACACTGGTGTTGTACGTTCAGCTTCTAACTTTGAAGATGTTGCTACAGCACAGGCTACAGATACTACTCTGGCTAATACTGTTGGTACTTGGACTCGTAAGACTGCTTCTGCACTGTCTTTGGGTATCCTGCCTGTATTCCACGCCTAATTTAAGGAGGGATTCTTATGGCACTCGTTAAAAACACAAACTCCTATGTTGATGTTGCAGAAGCTGATGCTTTCTTTGGGACTCGGTTAGATGTGGCTGCATGGTCGGCTGCTGATAACGCCTCAAAAGAAGCAGCACTAGTAACAGCAACAGCTATGTTAGACGATCTAGCATGGGTAGGAGTGATTGCTGATGAATCCCAAACTCTTGCCTTTCCACGAGTAGGCTCTTACAATGATCCTAAAATGGGTTATGTTGTTTATTTGGAAGGCACTGAGATACCTGAACGTATCACAAGAGCAACCTTTGAATTAGGCTATCATCTATTAAATAATGATGGGCTATTGGATGAAACAGGTTCTGTAGATAATATTACTGTAGGTAATATAATTCTTGAGGGCTTGACTAACACTCCAAATGTTCCTTCTTTTATTAGTAGAATAGTAAAACCGTTGAGAAGCGGTGGTGGTAGCACCTCTACATGGTGGAGGGCGAATTAATGTCTTACAAAGCGTTAATCGATAGCAAATTAACGCTGGCTTTTAATAAGTTAAAAGATCTGGCTGAAGATGTAACTTTTACCCGCAATTCAGTAGCTAGTTTTGACTTTGCTACTGGTGATCCTGTAACTACAACCGATCCTGCTGTAAGTGTTAAGGCAGTTGTTATTAAAGATAACAAAAAGGACTCTACATCTAAACTTCAACTTTTGTTCAAGTCTTCTGATGTTGCTCCTATGTCATCTTTTTCCACAGTAACAATTGATGCTACAGTCTATAGAGTTGGCACAGTAATTGCAGAGCGTAACTATATTACACTCTTAGAAGTATTCAAGGAGGCGTAATTATGGGTAAGTACATTGACTTGCAAAACGACATATTCAGTGTGTTTGCCATGCAAGCTTGGACAGATGAGGGAATTTTAACATACCCTTCCAGCGTTGTACCTGATAATCCAGGTACTGAATTTATTCGAATAGATATTATTCCTAGTGGTTCAGGTGTAAATCTGATTTCAACCTCTGGTATTGTTATAGTTGATATATTCACCTTAATCTCTTTGGGACCAAAGCGTTCTTCAGAGATAGCCGACTTGCTAGATATTCATTTATCAGGCAAAAGCTTCAATACAGGTGCGGGTACTACCCAATTCAAAGGAAGCAACTTTTCACCTATAAAACAAGATAGAGTAAACACAAGCCTAGGTATGGCTACTTACTCTATCAACTTTAACCACTTTGGAGTACTATAATGTCTCATATTTCATCTATCGGTGCTGGTCTTTACTCTGACCTTTCTGTATCTACAGCTCCTGTTCTTGCAGAAACTGCTCGTAACCAGTCTGCTTTCCAAGCTCTGTTTGAAACTGCTGATTTTGGAACTTCCACTTTCCGCATTCAGAACGTTCGTGAATTCCCAGCAATGGGTACACCACCTAACGTTGTAAACGTTCCTGTATACGGTTCTGCGACCTCTCAGCAGATTCAGGGTCAGGCTGATGCTCCTTCTATGGAAATCACTGTTAACTACGTGGCTTCTGATTGGGCAGCTGGTTCAGATCTTGGCGATTTGGTTGGTGATGGTAATCAGTACACTTTCCGTTTCACTCTTCTGAACTCAGAGCCACCTGCTTACGGTGCTTCTGACGGTGAAATCGGCGGTACTATTGCCAGCCCAGTAGAGAACTCTTCTTACTACTGGATCGGCAAGATTGAAGCACTACAGGTTACACCAAACCTGACTGATGCTAACACTGCTACAGTAACTATCACTGTACAGTCTGACTTCTACGGTGCATACACTTACACTTCTGCTACCTAATAGTTGAAGTAATACAATAAGGGGAGGCTTAGGTCTCCCTTTTTATAATGGAACAATAAATAATGTCGGATAAAAAGTTTAAGAAACCGTTTAGCCGTTCATTTGTATTAGGTCTAACGGCAATGCATATTCGAGAGTGTATAGATCTCAGCATTCGAAAGACTTTTGAACGTGTATCTGAGTTTCAGGAGGATCCTGAAAAGAATAGAGAGATCTTTCAGACTCTATCAGATCTTCATAGTATGAGGAAGCAAATTGATGACTTCCAAGCCGCGAATCCCGAAGGGTTCAAAGGATCAAAAATCACGAAGCAATCGGCAGAATGCCAATAAAGGAAATAATAGAATGTCTTTTAAATCACTTATTAATAAGCGCATGACAAAGAAAGTAAAATTCATGGGCGAAGATGTTGAAATCTCAAAACTTACTGTTTCTGAGATTAAAGAGATTCAAGCACTTGCTAAAGAAAATGAGAGTGCTACCGAAGATGATGGTTCTGAGTTCAAACTAGTTGCTACTATTATTGGCTTTGCAGTGGCAGATGCTGCTGACCTCTCAGAAGAAGACTTCAACGGTTTCCCTGTAGATGAGCTGTCTAAACTTTCTAATGAAATTATGAAGTTCTCTGGCTTGGGTGGTGACCCAAAGGCTTAACCGAAGAAGAGCTTGTAATCTATGAGATTGCATACCATCTGAGGCTACCTGTATATAAGCTTGAGGCAGAAATGCCATATGATGAATTGCTTGCTTGGGTAGACTACTTCAATCAAAGACCTGTTGGTTGGCGAGAAGACGACCGAACCTATAAACTCTTACAGGCACAAGGCGTCAAAGAAAAGCCTCATTCTATATTTGCTAGTCTAGCTGCTATGAAGAAATTAGCAGATGAGAAAGTGAAAGACGGAATGATCTCTACTAAAAATCTTCAAGCTTCTGTGTTGTTTAACAAGATAGCCGGAGCTAAAGATGGGGAGAAAATAAAGTTTGATTGAAACTACTATTAACTTTGATCTTGATAAAGATCTAAAGAAGGCTGTTAAAGAAGCTGAAGATGCTATGAGGAAAGAGCTTCTATTAAAACTTAAAGAAGCTACACCTGTTGATACTGGCGAGGCAAGAGATTCTTGGCAAATCTCGGGGAACTCTCTTATCAACACAGCAGAGCATATTAGCTATCTAAACAAAGGCTCTTCACAACAAGCGCCTTCGCATTTCATTGAAAAAACTGTCTTAAGCACTCCTGGAATTAAGGCTAATGGTCTAATTGTTCAGGAAACATAACATATCCCCTATACTTATTGTGTAGGGGATTTTAATAGGAGCAACTAATGGCTGGTGTCAAGTTAGATGTAAATTCTGACTCTACCCGTGCGCGGCAAGACCTCTCAAAGCTTAATCAAAAGCTAGCTGAAGTCTTTCGCAGTGCAAACAAGTCAGGAACTGCAATCGATAGCATATCCGCTAAACGATTTAAAGATCTTAATAAACCTATAAAAGACTCTACTAAAAACATTAAAGACTTTGGAAAGCAAAGTACTGAAAGCATGAAGAATGCTTCAAATAGTGCAAATGGCCTAGGGGCTGCACTAAAAGGTACTATTGCCTCTGTTGTTGCATTAGGTAGTGCATTTCTTGCAATTAAGGGCGCTAATGCTCTAAACAAGACATCTGATGATCTTACTAAGATTGAAAACAAACTAAAGCTTGTTACAAATGGTACAGAGGATCTTATCTCTACATTTGAAAGACTTAACAAGCAATCACGAGAAAACCGTGTAGATCTTGCAAGTACTACACAGCTATATGTTACACTTCGAAAATCACTTAGCAGTAGCTTAACATCTGTAGGTGATATTGAACGTGTAATGAGCATTATTCAAAAGTCTGTTGCCTTATCTGGTGCTTCTGCAGAATCTGCAAAGTCTGCAATTGTACAGTTGGGTCAGGGTTTATCTGCTGGCGCGCTTCGTGGACAAGAATACTTGTCAGTAATGGAGCAGTTGCCATACACGGCTGACTTGCTTGCCAGAAGTTTTGGCAAGACTCGTGGAGAGTTAAAGAAACTTGCAGATACAGGACAGATTACTACTGAAGCGATTTTATCAAACTTCCTTAAAATGGAAGCATCGGTAGGTGCTGATTTCCAGAAAACAGTTCTTACAGCTGAACAAGCCATAGAACAGATGAATTCTCGTATTTCTCAGTTCTTTGGAAATCTCAATCGTATATCTGGTTTTAGTGAAGGCTTTTCTAAACGTATTGTTGCTATAACAGATGCTTTTGAGAGAGCCACTTTAAGTCTTATTGCTTTCAGTGGGAGTTCTAAGACAGCTGCAGATACATTTAAGCGTAATTTCTTAAGTTTGACTAATGCTAAAATTGCGTTAGACGCTGTAATGGCATCGCCTATAGACCCTTTTTATGCTTACAGAAAATACACAGAAACAAAAGAATTACGTGATAATCTTGTAGGCACTAATGCTCTTATAAAAGAGCAAATATCTGAACGCAAGAAGCTCAGAGACTTTGGTGTAACAAATGAATCTATTGACAGCACTGGTAGCATAGATGCTGAGATTCCTAAAATAGTAACATTCAGATCTGTTGCTATTCAAACCGCAGAAGCCGTAAAAGAGCTGTTTAGATTCTTCAAAATTACAGCTGTAAATATTTCTCAATATTTTGGTAGTATTCTTACGCCTGTTTACAGATTAATACATCAAGCTGGTATTGCTATTGTTGACTTCCAGAAGCAGATGGATATTGCTGTAAACCGCTCAGTTGTTCCTTTCTTGAGAGCTATTCAGAATATAAATGAGTATTTAGTATTCTGGGAAAGAGATACTAACATTGAGAGAGCTTGGTCTAGGCTATTTCGTTCGGATAGTATTTCAGACTTTGTAACTAATCTGAAATTGCTGAACAATGAGCGAGAGAAAGGGGCTAGACAAAATTGGGATATTTGGATTGAAGATGCAAATGTCGAATACCTTAAGCTTAAGAAATCTGTAGAAGGCGTATTGATATCATTAAACTTGATGGATCAGCGTTTCTTCTCTGTAAGATTCTTTCGTGTTGACAAAATTCTTCAAGACTTGCAGACAATTGGCGGAGCTATCAGTACAGTATATCGTGACGTATTCAAAACATATGTTGATCGCTATACAACATTAGCACTTAACACTATTAAGCTGAACTTGTCTGTAATTGTAGAGTATTTTACAGATCGCTTTGGTGACAATGTTGCAAAAGGTATCGGTGGTATTCTTGGCAGTTTTATTGTAACTGTTCTTCAAGGTATTAGGGCTGCTGTTATTCAAGGGACAAGTCTATTAAAAGACATTTTTACACTTGAAGGCAGTCTTGAAATTGATTACCGAGACTTCTTTAAAGTATTTGAATTCATCAAGAGTCTATTTACGTCTTTTGCAAGCACTATTTATAAGGGTTTAGATCTAGGTAGTCTAGTTGAAGATTTAATCTTAAAGCCGCTAGCTAGTGCAAAGGTTGCAGTCCATGGCTTTATGCAAAGAATGGCAAAAACTATAGGCGATCTTTCTTTCAATAAAGCATTAGAAGCCGTTAAATCATTTACTCAGAAAGTAAAAGACTATTTCTTTGATGTGTATGATGCTGTTGTAGGTAACTCTTATTGGCCTGATCTTGTTGACGGTGTAAATAATAAAGCAAATGAACTTATTTCTGGTGAAAGTCGTGTTGCAAGATTTGCCGCAACTATAAAGAATACTTTTAGAAGTCTAGATCAGACGGTTGGTAATCTATTTACTAATCTGATTGCTAGAGTCAGTTCAGTAGTTTCTACAATTTCTACGGCAAACTGGACAGGTATCGCCAAAGAGCTCTCATCTAATTTGAGTGCAGCTTTCATATCAGCTTTCCTTATTACAAGACAAAGTGTTATAGCTAAACTGGGAGGAACACTGTTCTTTAGCGGCTTGTTTGATATTTCAGCCAACAATGAAAAGAACCCGTTCTTAAATCAAACACTAGCTATTTCTGATAGTGTTATTCAGTCGTTTACAGAAAACCTGTTGAAAGGTCTTTCTAATGCCTTTACAACAATAGTTACAGCACTACCTACTCTGTTTAGTAGTATATTTAGTAGCTTTGGTTTGTTTGGAAATATCCTAGATGGTATTATTAGAACTTTGACTCTGAACTATAACGTAATTATTACAGGGGCAATAGGCGCTCTTATAACTTACATATTGTTTGCTGAAAAGAAACTCAAAGCTCTTCAAGTTGTAGCTTACAATGCTATAGATGCTTGGAGAGGCGTGCTACCTAGAATTGCTACAATAGGCGGTGTTAACTTTAATGCTCTAGGTATTGCCTCTATTGCAGCTTTTGCCTCAGGTCTTCTTGACGGTATATCAGCAAGTCAAGCCATCATAGGTGGAATAGGATTAGCATTAGCATCTGCACTAGGTGGTAAAGGCTTTGCGCGTTTGGTGTTTACAGCAGGCGGTGAGATAGGTACTGCAATTGCAAAATCTATCACGAGAATGTTGCTTGGACAAGGGGCTATAGATTCAATTGCAAAAGCTTGGGAATCTTTGCTTAGTCGTGGTGCTGCAAAAGCAGATCCTTTGAAAAAGTTCAGTAGTTTCAAGAGAGATAGCTTCAAGAAATCTCTTGACAGATACATTAGACGCTTTAAGCAAGATACTGCAAAATATGCTGATGGCGCTATTTCATTGACTGATCTGTTACTTGGTGATCCTAAGAAATTTGGATCATTTGCAGGGCTGTCATCACAGTTCAAGCGAGCCTTTAACATAAAACCTGTAGGTCTTGACAATCTGCGAAAGTCATTAGACAAGCTAAAAGTTACGTCTAAAGCTGTGCTTGTAGACGGTTTAATTAGCTCTGTTTCTGATTTCGGCGCAGTACTTCGCAGAGTTTCTGGAACAGCACTGGCCAATTTTGTAACAAGTCTCAATGGCATGTTTGGGCTTATTCGTGGAAATCTAAGTCTAATTTTGATTACAGGTGGCTTGTTCTCTACATTTGCCTTTGCAAGCGATGGAGCATCTACAGCTATTGCTGATCTTGTTAGTGAAGCTGGAAAACTTGTAGTACTCACGACTGTTCTAGGTGCAGCTGTTGCATCTGTAAAAGTTCTAGGTTCTAGTTTTGCTGCCTTTGGTTCGGCTTATAAAGCTTTTGCACAACAAAACTTTGCAGAACTTTGGGAGCAAGCAGCTCCACAAAGGGAAGTTAAGCTAAATACTCTAAGAGCAGTATTTGGAGATAACCCTGAAATTATTTCTAGTGAATATGAAGCTTACCTCCAGGCTCAGAAGGCAGCTATTCAACGTGAAGCTAAGAGTGGTGCCTTTGTAGTAGGCGCTAAAGCTGCTGTAGAAGAATTTAGAACAGGTATGGCCAAGGCCTTTGGACCATTCCAGACTGTTGTTCGAAATATTTCTAACGGCATGTTTGCTTTGATTGGCGGTATTGGTGCCTTTTATGAGAAACTAGCAGCTGCAATTGTAGTGTCTGCAAGGGCAGTTAAAGCAGGTTTTGGCGGTCTTAGCGGAGTTCTTACTGATCTCAAAACATTGTTTGAGGGTGTCAGGACACTAAGTCTTGGTGCGGCTATCTCTGATATTAGAGGTCGTAGAGCAGAACGTGCATCAGTAGCAACTGCAGCCGCAGCGGGTGCTGGTCTTGGCGAAGTTATCTCAGATGCATTCTCCTTGAAACGTTTGAAGGACTTTGGAAATGCTCTAAAGTCTACAGTAGGTGCAATCGTATCAACTCTTGGCGCAATTGGCTCTAATATTAAAGGGTTGTTCTTAGGCATACTCTCAGTAATAGGTTCGCTGGGTAAAGCTCTCTTAGGTCTTGTTTCACCGTTTATTCTAAAAATTGCAGCTGTAGCTGGCGGAGCTGGTCTCTTAGCTGTAGCTTTCTTTGGAACAGGTGAGACCTTCTTTGAGAAATTACAGAATGCTTATGATGGTGCTAGAGCGCTTATTGGATTAGCTCCTACAGGTCGTGTAGCTCGTGAGAAGGAAATTTTAGGTGGCTTTGATTCCAGACAGATTGGCGATTATTTCTTAAACTTTGGTGGTCTTCAAGACACTATCGATTTTGAAGAGCTTACTGTTAAACAATATGAATTGCTAAAAGAATATGGCAATACTGTTGCTGAAGCTGTAAACTCGGCTGAACGTGAAGCATTTAGAAACAATGAAAAGCTTTCTCAAGAAACTAAAAAGTCTCTTGACAGAACTGTAAAAGACTATATCCGTTTCTTATCAAAGCTTCCTGTTCGCGAAGGTCTTGAACGAACTTCTTTCTTCTCTGCGGCTAATATTACAGGTCAGGAAGAACAAAATAGTTTTATTCAAAGATTGCTAAGACTTTCAGGGTCTAATAGGGGTAGAGCTATAGGAGCTATTCCTGAAGATACAGTATTTGACGGTATATCTAGACAAATTGATGCTATATTTAATAGCAGCTACATTTCTAATGTAGGAAAGACTCTTGATAATGCCATCTTGGATCCTCTTAGAGGGCTGGGCGGTGTACTAGACGGTCTTATTGAAGGGATTGCTAATATTGGTGTCGCTCCTATAGATGTGGCATTAATTAGACTTCAAAAGGATCTGAAGGGATATAGTGAATCTCTTACTAAGAATCAAGCATTCATTTCTCAGGAAGAATCAGCTAAGTTAAAAGAAGCCAATGATGCACTTGTAAAAGTCCTCAAAGAGCGTGATAGGTTTAAGACTTTAGTTAGACCTGATTCGGATGACTTTGCAGCTGCACAAGCTTATGACGATCAGCTTAAGTTACTTGATACTCGTGTTCAATTAGCAATAGATGCGCTAGGTAAATCTGCTTCTGAAATTACAGCTATTGCTGAAAACAGAAGTATTATAGAACCTTTGCAAACGCTTTATAAAACATTTATTGATGATATTGGCAAGGGCTTAAGTTTAGACTTTGGTGATGTCGGTCAAAACTTCTTTGGCGGTGCTTTAGGCAAAGAGATACTTACAGGTCTCAAGAAAACCAGAGATGCTATTGACACTCGTGTTAAAGATAATGCATTGCAATTTGTTGCAGAATCTGGTGAAGTTGATTTTGATGCGTATTTGGATGCTGTAACTAAAGCTAATATTGATGCTGCTAGAATAAACAGATTAGCAGCGGCAGAGTCTGGTAGACAGACTGCTGAAGCTTTTGCTGATAGCTACCTCAGTGCAATTCAGAAGAGAACTTCAGAGCTAGGTTTCTCAGATACTACGCTAAAGCGTTTATTATCAAGAGAAGGTCCAAGAGAAGAGATATCAGGAATTGTAAATGCAATTGATATCTTAGAAGCTAGAATGGCGAATGTTGATCTGGGTTCGAGAGAATGGGGTGTATTAAATGATGCTATTCTCAACCTTCGTGGTGAACTAGTTAAACAATTGCCTTCTTATGGTCTAGTTCAAGATATTGAAACTTTGACATCTAAACTGGGTATTGGTAATATTTCTAATGATGTTATAGCTAATTTAGAAACAAATGATCTTAAACAATTTAATGATCAATTAGCTGTAACTCTTCAAGCCAGAGAAAAGCTTAGAAATGTACAAAATAGGATTCAAGGTGGCGATGTAATTCCTGAAGAGGAATTAGCCGCTCTCAAAGAATACAATAATTCTCTGAGAGAATCTAATAATGCACTTCTGCAGCTTAATATTACTTCTGCACAAGGTGCTATACAGAAACTACCATTTGGTGAAGGTGCTGTAGAAGTTTCTAGAATCTTTAATACAGAGATACCTAACGCTGTTGCTCAAAGCGAATCTAAGCTGAATGAATGGGCTGCATTGTTTGTTTCCAAGCAAGAGTATATTCTTGCTATGTCTGAGGCTAAGTCTGCGGAGGCTGTAAGAAATCTTGCGCTTGCTCTCGATTATGTAAATAATCGTTTAGACAAATTAGCCGAAAAGATAACTTCTAGCCGTTACTTGTCCTTTGACATGCAACTCGGCTTTGACTTAAATGAAGCTCAACTTGCTAGTAAGATCTCTTCTGCAAAACCTCTAATTGATAGTGTTATCGAAGAGCAGGAATTGCGTCAAAATAAGCTTCTCTCTAGCGTAGGTCTTCAAGAGAGCCTGAGACGTGAACAGGAAGCACTAGATGGACTCTTTAATCTTTACAAAAGCGAACTTGGAAAATCTGGACAAGGTGTTGTATCTGTCTTGAATGACATAGGTGTAACATCTGCAAGAGCTATTGCTCAGGCTTCGCCTAAGATTATTGATCAAATTGTTCAAAATAAAGCAGAAATATTGGCTTTAACAAGAACTCTACAGGGCGAACTTACCAATGAAGAGCTCAAGGCTAACCAAGATCGTATATCTCAATTAGAGAAACAAAATGAGCGTTATGCTCGCACTCTAAATGAGAGCTACACAACAAGAGTTGGTCGTCTTTCAGATCTTTTGAGCAATATAACCTCTGAACAAGTCTATGCTAGGGCTACTGCAGGTTTCAGACGTATCTTTGATACCGCAGGATTGTATCTAGAAGACTTAAGAAAAGATCTTGAATATGGATTAATCTCTGAAAATACATTCCAGGGTGTTGTTGATAGTGTAACACCTCTTCTTTCTGTGCTAAATAAAGTACAAACTGCACTAACAGCCGTTGCGGATGCATCAAAACAGGGCTTTAAGTCTGCCTTTGATTCTATCCAATCTTCGCTGAACTTAGTGTCAGAAGAGCTTTTAGCATTTACTAGAATTGGTGCCAATACTCGTGAAGAGATGACTAGACAAGCCACTGCTCTGAATGAGATCTTTGAGATTTCTCAGATGCAAGATTTGCCTCGTGCTGTCTCAGATGCGATATCTAAAGGCAATTTCGATAATGCTCCTGAACTGCTTGCTAGTATTCAGGCAGCAATGGAAGGCATTTTTGGTGAGAATGTATTTGCTAGTCCCTTAGACAATAATACAAAGGCCATAAAAGATCTAACTGCAGCAATTCTAGGAAAACCGATTGTAAGTGCAACTGCTAAGACAGGCAATTTACAAACTAGTCCTGAAGGAACTAATGTCAAATCTACTGCAAATATTAGTGCTAAAGATATTGAAATAGCACCTGTAGATGCTGCTGCGGTTGCTCGCAAAGTTGCAGTTGCGGGAATAAACAGCAGTTACAAGCTTCTTCAAGAAACAGCAGATAAGAGCGGATCACTGTTTAGTCAAGTAAGAACTTACTTAGACTTCTTAAATATTGATTCCTCTAAACTCGATCTTGCTGATGCTGGAAGACTTCGGGATATTTCTTCAGCTGTCGGTGATGCAATTTCTATCAATAAAGAACTTGGCTTAGCTATTGCTAATAATTCGCCTGATGTTCAAAGATTGACAAGAGATGCCAGAGAAGCCAGTAACAGGCTATCAGAACTATCTTCTAGTATTAGGGATCTTGGTGCTGATACTGTTGCAGCTGGCAAAGACTTTTCAGAAGACATGAAGGACAGTATTAAAGGCGGTCTTTCAGATGCTATTAAAGGAAAGACTAGTTTTGCTGAATTTGGTGAAATTCTTTTAGACAAGTTTACAAGCAATGTTATTGATACGTTTGTAAGCGGTCTTGTAGATAATGTCTTTGATAATTTCTTAGAAGATTTCTTCTCTGGAATAGGTAGTGGTCAATATGGTCTTGGTGATTCTGTTGGCAAATCTGTATCTGACTCATTTATCGGTACTTTCTTTGAAGATGTTACTAATCAAATGAAAGTTGGATTTTCAGATACTGCGAATGAAATTACAGGGATTTCTTTCTTTGATACGTTGCTAGGTTTCCTAAATACAGGATTTAGTGGTCTTGTAAATGGTGTTAGCAAACTGTTTGGAGGAAGTGGCGGATTTGACCTGCTTGGGTCTATTGGTGGTTTCTTTGGCTTTGGAGGCGGTGGCGGTGGTGCCATGACTGGAGGTGCGGCATTAGACACTGCATTTGGTATTTCAGGCCTTGCTACAGGCGGTTACGTAAGAGGTCCAGGTTCAGCCACTTCTGATAGTATTATGGCTATGTTGTCTAATGGTGAATTTGTAATAAATTCTAAGGCAACAAAGGCTTGGCTACCTCTACTTGAGCAGATCAATCGTGGTGCTTTGCCTAAATTTGCAGAGGGTGGTATGGTTGGCTACTCAAGCAGTCTTGCTAACATTGCTCCAGAAAAATCGGAAAGCTCTTCTGAAAATGTTGTAGTTAATATTAATATTACAGGAGATATCTCAAAACAGACTCGTAGAGAAGTCTTGGGCATGTCTAATGAAATTGCTAACATGGTTCATGGTAGCTTCAGAGAAAAGAGGATACTCTAAATGCCAAAACTGTTTGATAAATATCAGTACCTAACTCCATTGAGTGTCACTTCTAAGGAGTCTGTGCTTTTGTCAGACAGTATTAACTTAAAACGAAAGGCAGTCAGGAAGGCTGCCCAACGTTTTGAATTTGTTATTACTGTAAAGGGTGGCAAAGATGACTCTTTAAATAGCGACCTTATGGCTCACTATATGAAATATTCTTTGGATCTACCTTTTTATATAGATGTCCCTCAGCATCTATATACTGAAAAAAGCATATTAGGCAGCAACATCTCTGTAAGTAATTCTCAAAATAGAGGAGTGTCTGCTCTGGCAATTTCTTCTAACTTCCCATTTAATATCCCTGCAGGGCGTTTCATAACTTTTGAAGGTAGCGATAAGTTGTATTCTGTGACAGAGGCTGTTGAGGGTGAATACTCTAGCGGTTCCTATATTGGTACTTTGAATATAAGTCCACCATTACAGACAACTATCTCAGCTGCAACCAAAGTAGAAATTGAAGATGTAAAGGCGCTTGTCTTCAATGAAGTTGACAATGCTGTTTTCAACTATAGTGGTGGTATTGTTCAAGAAGCTTCTTTAAAATTTGTAGAAAATGTCTAATAGCAATTTTAAGATATATTGGGATTTAGACAAAAAAGGCAGGTATAACATACATTGCTTGGTATATGCTTGGAGTCCCTCTGTCAAGAGGGAACTCCTTGCTACTGCCAAACAATTGGCTAAAGAAAATAGTTATCCTACTGTCTTTTGCGTTATTCCTTTCGATGATAAGAAACTACATAAGTTTGTTTCAATGCTTAATTTTAAAAGAGTAACTAATCTCCGTAGTGGCGATCATTACTCTACAGTTTACAGGTTGAATACAAAATGCTTCAAATAGATTCAGGACTTTTGTCCTTGATACAACAAGGCGTTGTATCTACATTCGTAACTGTAAAGATCTCTACAGATGCTTTGACAATAAAGGTAACAGATAATTCTTATGATGTTACTTACAATAGCGAAACATATAGTGCTTCAGGAGGTCTTCTGTCAGTTACACCTCCAGGTTCGTCATCCGAATTATCTCGGGATATATTCAACATATCAGTACTAGACCCAGATAATGCATACAGGGTTGCTTTGATTGAAGCTATTGCGGCACCCGTTGAAGTAATGGCTGGCTTTATAGATATTACAACAGGTGGCATATACCCTGTTTACCTGCATGTGTACAAAGGTATAATTAACAATGTCTCTTGGGAGATTTCAGATGATTCTCCAATTGTAAATATTTCTTGTAGTGGTCAATTTGCTAAATTGAAGCATATTACGAATATTACTACTTCACAGCAAAGCAGACAGAATTTGTTTCCAAATGATACATCTATGAATTTAGCTTATGACTCGACAAATGAAGTTACATTAAAATGGGGTAGTTCATAATGGGTGATCCGTTAACGATATTTCAGGTTGTGACCTTTATAGCTTCTGTTGTATATCAACGGAATCAGGCAAAGAAGCTTAAGGAGCAACAAGCAAGAGCTGCAGAGGCAGCCAAAGATTCCGCAGCTACTCGAAATGTAAGAATTTCAGGAAGTAATTTACCTATCCCTCTTTTATACGGTGAGACACGGGTAGACTCAACAAATGTATATACTAGTGTAAGTAACAGCTTTGATAGTCCTAGCCCAAATAGCACCGAGGTTATATTAGGTACTCTTTCGGGTTTTACAGGATCTAAAAACGAACTGTTAGTACTTCAGTCAGTGCTTAGCGCAGGTAGCATAACAGACGTTGTCCACATGGAGCTTGATAGCTACAGTTATGCTGATAGTAAGTTTATAGACTGGGTAAAGAGTTATATAAGCCTATCTGGCGGTGTTAAAAACAATTCATCAAATTTAAACAGAGAGTCTACTGCAACTTTCGATGAATTAGCTTATGCAACAGAATTTTTCAGAATGAATCGAGATGAGCCTCAATTTTCAGGCAAGCCGAGCACAAGCTACCTGTTAAGAGGCCGAAAGATAAGAACATTCTCAGGAAGTACATACCTTACAACAAAGTCATACAGCTTTAATGCAATTGAAGTTTTGCTAGACTATCTTTTAGACACCGATTACGGAGCAGAGCTTACATTAAATGACATCGATATAGAATCTTTTGCAAACGCAAGAGCTATTGCTGCACAAGTAGTTAAGGCAAATGCAACTACAGATGGTTTCTTAGGACTCAACAGAGACTTACTTAGACATGAATTCCATGGTGCAATATATCCAGATGTTTCTCACTTAGATAATATTGCAAGTATATTAGACACAATCCCTGGAGCTATATTTATAAGGACTACGGAAGGTAAGTTAAAGATTTCTATACCAGATCCTGGCCTTGTAACTCCAAAAGATGAATCTACACTGTCTGTTGGAGAAATAACAGATGAATACCTCATCTCAGATGTCAAGTTTTCTCAACAAGATACAAATGAGCGTTTTAACTCTGTAAAAGTAAACTACCCTAATGTTTCTAAAGACTTTGCATCAGACTCTTTTGAATATGAAAACGGCTCTTACTTGTCGCAAGATTATGGCTTAAAGCTATCTTCTGATCTTACAATAAACGGTATTAACAATATATTCCAAGCAGAAGCTTATGCAAGGGCATCTGTAAACGAGTCTAGACTTCCAGTATACTCATTTACAATGTCTCACGAATTACTTAGCTTTGAGCCTGGAGATATTGTAAGACTTAACAGTGAAAGAAATGACATAGATGCCTATATTAGAATAGTATCTATGAATATGAAAGATGATTTTAGTATAGAGGTTGAGGCTGTATACTACGATTCTAGTGTATTTTTCTGGAATTCAACTGCAGTTGACTCTGTAACGAATTATCCTACATTTGACTTTGAACTACTAGCTCCTTCTGGTCTTAATGCAAATGTATTGCCAAATCCGGATGGGGTATTTAATAGTATCAAATTAACTTGGTCTGTTGTAGATGACTTTAGAGTGCATGATTATGTAATTGAAGCAGGTGTCCTTATAGGTGCATCTACTGTATATAGTGTTGTAGGTACTGTACTTGACAGCATGTCAGATAACGGCACATTGTCATTTATCTATAGTCCTACCTATCTTGCTGGCTATACTTTTCGTGTTCGTGCTAGAACTCGATTAGGGCAATTGACACCTTGGTCAGGAGCTACTCAAGAGACTTTTGTTACAGCATCCATGCTGCTTGCTTCGCTTTATGTTGACATAAGTAATCAAAATATTCTAATAAATCGAAATTTGGAAACAGGTGCTACCCTGCCAATAACACCTACAGAGACATTTTCTGTTAGAATTGGAGCAGATACCGCTGAATATCTTGCAGAAGTAAACCCTACTGTCATACCCGCATATAACTGGCGAATTACAAGTAGTATTAGTGGGAATTTAGCCAACTCTCAAGGTAGTTATGATATAACAGTTACAGATAATGTAGCTACACTTAATATTACTTTAGATCAAGAGTCTACTGAACTATTTGAACAAACCAGTCTAGCTGTCAATTTTCAAATAAACCCAACAAGTGAAGAACTTGCGACAAATGATTCTAAGATAATAAATCTTGTTAGAAACTTTTATCTAATAGAGACATCTGAAGGTGTTCCTGGATCATCTAGCTTCACTTGTGTCATATATTTGATCTCAAACACAGTTCCTAATACACCTGTAGGCGGTAGTTATGATTTTTCTACAAGAGTTATTACACCTCCAACTGGCTGGCTGGCAAGTTTTCCTAACAATACCGATCCTACTAAAATCGTGTATCGTTCAGAAGCTATTGCATTTGTTGATAAGTTCAAAACGGTAGATAGTACTTTAACTTGGACAAATCCTGTTCAAATGGTTAAGAGTGGTATTGATGCAGTCCCGCCTATTCTGACTCGCTTAGACTCAGATTATAGAGCCTTTAGAATAGATCTAAATAATAATGCAGATATTGCTGCAATCACCTTTACAGATGTTTCTCTGAATGTCCCTGGGGGATCTACTCCTGTATGGTCGTCTACTGGTTGTACTTTAACAACCGAAGGTCTGATTCGTAAAGTATACTACAATGACATGACCTCAACTACAGCGTCTGTAACACTTAGTTATGATGGAGTTACCGACACCATAACAATAGTTAAATTAAGGGACGGAGACACGACAATAAATGCCATCTTGAGTAACGAAGTGCAAGCTGTCCCTGCATCAGCTGACGGAACTGTTCTCTCTTATACAGGCGCAAATACTGCAATTTATGTCTTTGAAGGCTCTCAAGATGCTACTAGTGAATACAGTTTTGTAAAGGTTGACGGCTCAGGTGTAACTTCAACACTCACAGCAAACTCTTTATCACTGACAGCATTGACTAATGCAGTTCCTGGCGGTATTGTAACAATTACAGGCACTAGAGCTAACTATCCTGATATTGTTAAAGTATTTACGGTAGTCAAAAGTCTTCAAGGTGTTGATGGTGAGAAAGGCGATACGGGTGATCCAGGGTCTCAAGGTGCTAGGGGTGCTGGCTGGTGGAGAATGTCAAACTCTGAAAGTCAAGCAACACTAAATTCTTATTCTTCATCTAGTATTACTACGTTGTTTAAAAATAATATACTAGCTGCTGGGCCAGTAACTAATGATATATTTATTATATCAGGTGCAGGCACAGCTGTAAAAGCTTGGATTTATAGTGGATCTTCTTGGTCTGTTCAAGCAGAATTTATTGATGGCAATTTGCTAGTAAGCGGAACAGTCACAGCATCCTATTTAAATGCAGATAGTTTGTCTGTAACAGGCGTAAGCAACTTAGGTGTAATAACAGCAGGTCTTCTAAAATCAAGTGATAGTAAATTTGTAATAGATTTAAATCAGAAATACATATCAATAAGCACATAAGGTGATATTATGCGAGTAAAAGTATCGATTGATAAAAGACTTTCTCTTCAAATAGAAAAGTTGAATCACAATAGGCGGTACAACGCCGCTTTAGTAGAAGATCCTCAAAATGGAGCTCTGCTTTTGCCTCCTCAAGCTAAACGTCCTAAACTAGAAAAGTTTGCAATTGTGCTAGATGAAGGACAATTATTTTGGGATATTGATGATGCTTATTTGGAAAATCCAGGCTTATTTGATCGTCCTTTTATCCATGGCTTGTTTGATTGTTATACTTTTCTTCAAGACTATTATCGTCAGATTTATAACACAGAGCTTCCTACAAAAGCCTATGAGGATCAGTGGTGGCTGGATGGAAAGGACTATTACAAGGATAGCATTGAAGAGGCAGGTTTTGAAAGAGTCCAAGCCCCTTTACAAGCTGGAGATGTAATTGCCATGAAGATTAATTCTCAAGTAATCAATCATACCGCTGTATATGTTGGAGATGGAAAGATTGCACATCACATGTCACCTGAAATAAGCTGTGAAGAAGTTTTTAGACCTGCATATCTTCGTTGGGCTGTAGGGTATTTTAGACACAAGGATATTTAACAATGGCTCGATTTGTTGCAGGAGACTTCAACGGAAAGAGACAGATGTTTGTTCAGAATTCGACAGATAATGACAAACTCTCAGACCCTATTGGGAATATTTCTGACTTTAAATTTCATTCAGATTTTGATAATTTTGTCAGTATCGGTAACATCTCAGGTAATGTTACCTTTCCAAAAGGCAATAGAGTTTCTTATACTGTAAGTTCTAAAAAATCAAGCACAGTTCTCTATATCCCTACAGTGCAAACCGATACTCAATTTATTGGCTTAAATTTTAATACATATCCATCTGATTTTTGTGTAATAACGAGAGGCGATGGAGGAAATATTGCAGCATCTTTCCCTATACAGCGTGTAGGTAATTCTTTTAGATTGATAGATATCTATCCTTCTACGAGTGAATTGATAATAACAAGTCGATGTTTCTTATATGAAGACGATTTGCCAGCAATAACTTACAATCTTTCTTTTACAGCTTTTCGTCTGTTTAGTGCTATAACTGCTACAGATCCTGGAAAGTTGCTAAGAGTAGAGCCAGGAAGAGTTACTTTTGCAGAGGGTCGTTTTGACTCAAATAGACGCATAATGTTTAAGGCAACTAGCGGTGGTGCGCTGTTTACTGATGACAGACTGTTAAAAACAGGATTGTATAGTTACGTTTATCGATGGATAGACGCGCCTTCTTCAGATGACCGTCCTAGATATTTAGCGGCTAGCTGGAAAGATGGATTAGGGAATTCTGAAAAAATAGGAACAATAACTGATGTTATTACCCCTACTATTTATAGAGCCGGGGAGAGATAATGGCTAACACAACGCTATCTCCAACCGACATATCGATAAGAGATGCCAATGGCAATATAAAGTTTGACCTTAATAAACAATATCCTGTACCTATCTATAAAAAATCACACTCTGCCTCGGGATATGTGCAAACATACCTGTATTTAAATACTCTTGGATATTACGCCTACGGTACTGTAGGAACTATTGACTACGATTACACGATTAAATTGGGAACCTTTGGCACTAACTACAGTGTTAGACCCGACTTTGTAACAGCAACAATATCGATTACAGATGCTAGTGGAACTCGAAGAGGTACAATGACAGGAAGTTATATAGTTGCACCTGTTATACTTCCAAACATTGTGCCTTATAATGATTATGTATTCGACTCAGGCGATGTTAGAGCGTATCTATCCATAATATATCATATGGATCTTTACATAGACTCTAATAATGATATTATTCTTAGGCGTAGAGTTGTGAAAGGTGACACGATTGTTACTGAAAGAAAGACAGGAAATCCTGGCTGGAACAGTTATAAAGAGATTATTTATAGTCCTACCTACACGGCTCAGACACAGTACTTTAATCAATTTATCTCAGATGACGGACTCTTTTCAAAATATCGCTATAACTTTAATTATACGCTTGACATAGTTGCCGGTAAATTTACAGGATAATTAAATGGAAATAAACAGCATATCTTATTCTTCTGAATCCAACAATTCAGTAATTGAAGTTTCAACTTCAGAAATTATCACAGACGATATTGTAAAGTCTGGTCCAACTTACAAAGTAAGCTTGACTGGAAACTACGATTTTGCAACACCATCTCTCTATGATGATGTGATTGCTAAGCTTCAAGCTGCTGGAATCAATTTGATGCCATTCTAGGCCTGTTTCAAAAACGCCCCGACTTCGGTTGGGGCTTTATTTCGCCCAGAGTGGTCACCTCTGCAATTTTTCGGATGTATTCAACCGAAGGTACAGCCCAACCCAAAAATCCCAGAGATTTGTTCTCCGTGGAACTGCGGAAAAAGCGGTATCTTATATGAAAGACAAAACAATACCATTAGGGGGTGACTTATGTACGAAGTTCTCGTATACGATGATGTTGATTTACCGTGTGGCTCTAAGTTCTTTAATGAACTACATGAGGCTCAGGCTTTTGTGGAAGCTCTTCAATTCGGAGATGTCTTTGACAGACCTGAGATGATTGTGGTTTACGAGGGTAGCTTAGAGCTATACACTTGGGAGTCCTAATAGGACTCCTTTAAAATTAAGTCTCGGGGGAGATGGCTATGAACAAGCAAGACCGTAAACTTATCGCTAAGCTGAATAAACCTGTTTTATCTAAAGAAGATAAAGCTAAATTAATAATCGAGGAAACTGTAACAGTAATAGTCGTAGTAGTTACCGTATTCGGTATCATTATGACATTTCTGTTCTAAAGGAGACATATTATGAAAGTAAATATTGAAAAATCGACTATTAAAGGATTGAAAGCTGAAATAAAAGAGATAGAAGAAGCTATAACTTTTAGGAGAAACGCTATGATGACCATATTTGAAACCGCTGTACACTTTCAGGCACCAGTGCGAAACAAACGCTTATACTGGACAGTAACATTAACCAAAAAAGATAACCCTATGGAAGTCCTTGATCAGATCGAAGATGTGGATGTAGATCTATATGTTCGTGCTCGTCATATGAAGCAGCAAGGTAAGAGATCAGATGCTATTTGGGATTTTATCACAAAAGAATCATAAGAAAACTGCGGAAAAAGCGGTATCTTATATGATAAGCAAACATGAGGAGAAATATTATGCTTAGTAACATTGTTGTTTGGTTGTTCATTTTGTCTGGTATTGCTTACTTTATTTCAGGGTCTATACTACGCGTATACGCCGTGAAAAAGAGTTTTGACGAGCAGAAAGAAATAGCAGTAAAAGCTGCTATGACTGCTGCTAAAGCAACAAAGCACTGAGGAGGAGGGGCTACGGCCCCTTTTATTTTATGGGAACTCTATTTACAATTTGGCTATTTTATTTAATATTTGTTATGTCAAAAGATAAAAGATTCGTCATTAAAAATGGCAAAAAGAAAGGCAAGAGGAACTAATCATGTCAGCATTAAATGATTCAGAAAAGGCAAAACTTGAAACTGTATTAAAAGCTATTGAAGAGGAGGCAAGAAAACCTGCACCAACGTTGTTTGAAAGATTAACAGATGCAATTGCAAGAGGCATATTAATGTCCGGCATAGCAGCTCTTGTTATCATTCTAATGTCTAAGCCTATATTTGGCAATGTAATCTTGACAGCACAATCGGTATCAGCGATTGTGGCAATCGGCATAGGTTTCGCAATTCTAAACTTTGTATTAGAATCTGTGTTTGCTAGAAAAAGTAAGAAAAATAATTAAAATGACAGCCTCCCTTCGGGGAGGCTTTTTTAATTCATTATTTTTTTTTCAAATTCTAACAATCTTGGCTCTTAACATTAACGCCTATTACTAGCAGGAGACAGCGAAATGAACACTAGTTAATGAAGAAATACAAGACTCTAAAAAGCTTTACAGAAGTTTTTATAGGAGCACTTGTTGTAATGTTGGCAATTCGATATGGGCTTGTTATAATACTACTCTATATCGGTTATAGATCAATAACAAGGTAACGCTCATGAAGCAAGCAATACTGGAAAGTTTGGAAAATAGAAAAAGTGAGATACCAAGTCGCAGTCAGCTGCGATATCTCATAGATCTAGACTTCAATGATCACATTAACGACATAATAAGCATAGTGTATCTTTACACTAGACCTAAGAGAAACACAACTATTCCACATATCTTCTTAACTGAAGTAATTTGTGCAATAGGTCGCAAGATGATGCAATCTTTGAAAATGAAACAGAATTCATCTATTGCGGCAAAAACTGGAGCCTACGTTATTTACTCGTTTGAAGAAACAAAGCTTCTACAAGTAGTGCTTGGGCCAAGTATTAGAAAACATGCTGCTTATGTTATAAACGTATTAAAAGACGAAGAGATATGTAAATTATGGACAACTGTACCATCCAGTACAATTGAAAAACTTCCTAACCTAAAGCCTTATGCGCCTTGGGAAAGCTTCAAGCATGAGACAGGTGTGAGCCTTGTAAAAACTCTTAGTGAAGACATTAAGAAGAAAATAAACATAAAGGATCAGCCTCTCATGTTTGAAGCAGTCAACCGTGCTCAAGAGGTAGGTTGGCAAATAAACCATGAGGTGTATTCTATACATCTATGGGCATTCAAGTACAAGGCATTGGCGTTTTCAGATATCTGGAATGCACACAGTGCTGAAGCTAGAGCAACAAAGATGAGAGAGACAAAAGCAATTACAAGCATAGCTACACGCTTCTTGTATGATACTTTCTATCATCTTTATACTTACGATTTTCGTGGTCGTAAGTACTGCTCTACAGCATATTTGAATGAACAGGGTAGTGACCTTGCAAAAGGTCTTCTAATACGAGCAGATAAGAAGCCTATAGGAGAGAAGGGTTTCTACTGGCTATGTGTCAGTATTGCATCTAATTGGGCTGGTGATGCCGGTCGTGAAGATGGTGCAAAGACTGATAAGATTCCTCTTGATGATCGTGCAGAGTGGACATTGAATAATGAAGATATTATCATGTCCTATGCACAAGATCCTAAAGAGAATCAAGGCTGGATGGAAGCAGATAAACCGTGGCAATTTCTGGCTGCTTGTTTAGAGTTTAAGAATCTTCGTGATTGGCAAACAATGATCGAAGATCCTGATGACTACTCTTACGTCAGTGGGCTGGAAGCCTATATAGACGGGACTACTAACGGCAGTCAGCATTTGTCTGCATTAACGTTAGATGAGATAACTGCGCCTTTAGTTAATCTATTGCCATCTGATCTTCCAGGAGATCTCTATATGTATGTCGCAGGACATCTATGGGATCACCTAGGAAAAGAGGTGGCTAAGATGACACCTAAAGCTCTGAAGAGTGCTAACAGGGTTATTGACTCTTTGATAGGTCTTAAGATGCAAATATCTTTGACAGAGCCTAAATCAGATGAAAGGAAAGAACTTGTTGATCAGCTCAAAGAGTTTAAAGCGCAGTATAAGTCTGTAATCAGGGCAGCTGCTCCTGTATTCTGGCTACGTGTTAAAGATGCCAAGCATCAACGCAAAGTTGTAAAACGCGGTGTAATGACACTTCCTTATGGTGCTAAACCGTATGGTCTAGGTGAACAAGTCATAACTGATAGTCGCAAACATGGTATTGATCTTCTCAATTACATGGAGCATATTTGGGGTGCTTATGCTGGTCGTGAGCTATTCAAGATATGTGAGGACTGTCTACAAAGACCTATGCGTCTATTGTCTACATTCGAGGAAGCTGGTAGGAAGAAAGAAGCTAAGGGTGAATTCCTTAAGTGGACTGTTCCAGTGACTAACTTTCCAGTAGAGCAATACTACGTAGAAGGTGTTGTAAAGAAGACTTGGGTACCCTATGGCCCACCATCTGGTAAAGTCTTGAATACAGGCTATGATAAGAATACTCTTCAGCTGAAGGTAGCTTACATAGAGCATTTGCAACCGTCTAAGTACAAACAGTCACAAGGTGCAGCACCGAACATCATACATAGTTTGGATGCAGCTCACTTAGTGATGACTGTATGTGCAGCAGACTATCCTGTTACAACTATTCACGATTCCTTTGGGTGTCTGTTAGCTGATATGCCTGATCTGTATATAACTGTTAGAGAAACATTTGCACGCTTGTATGCACATGACCCTTTGACATCTATACTGCAAAACATCAATATGTCTAATGCAGACATTAAGAGAGGTAATCTGAATATCATTAAAGTAATAGACTCGGAGTATTGTTTCTCATGAGGATCTATAGTACACTTGAGGAGATCGTAAACGAGAATAGCTTAATCTCTGATGTAGCAATGACCGTTTATGAAGAATATGTCAAGCCTGTGCTTGAAGAATATGATATGTCGATGAAAGAAATCTGTCGAATTGAAGTAGCCACGGCTACAAACGAAGTTGATATGTTTCTTTCTAATGACATATATGAGTTTATGGAAACGTCAAAAGATGGCAAAGCTACAGTAAAACTACGTATACTATCTGATGATGGCTGCGGAGTTTACTATGTTATTCCAAATGACTCTGCTTTAATTCTAAAAAGTAAAGGCACTCAAACCCGTTAAATTAACCCACATACTGGGATTAGGAAACATTAAATAGGAAACAAATAACTATGAAAATTGAAAATGCTGAAATCTGGTACCCGCGTTTAGACCCTAAGCGTCCAAACTCTAAATTCAACAAAGAGAATCCTACTTGGGAAGTACAGCTACGTACTACTGACAAGGAAGAGATGAAGCGTTGGAAGGCATTAAGTCTACGTGTAAAACCTGTAATGCCAGACGAAGGTGAACCCTACTTTGCGTGTAATCTCCGTAAACGTTCAAAGAAACGTGATGGAAGTTCTGCTAACGCACCGAAAGTAGTAGATCACAAGTTAGACGAGCTAGATCCACGTACCATAGGCAACGGCAGTAAAGGTAATATTCGTGTATACCAATATGAGTCTACTTATGATGGCAGTACTGTAAGCATGTTACAAGCAGTACAAATCACTGAGCATGTAGTCTATGAGCCTGTAGAACGTGATCCTGAAGATGACTTTCAGGTTACGAAAGGTAAAGTTATCAATGCAAATGGTGAGCCAGCAAAGGCACCACCTAAGCCTAAGTCACCAGATTTAGACGATCTTGACTTAGATGATGACGATGATGTATTTTAATTAATACATTTTAATTAATACATTAACAAGGGATATCTTAGGGTATCCCTTTACCTGAGGATTGATATAATGAAAATTACTATTAGCGAACAAGATACTAATAAAAGGGTACATGATACAGAAGATCCTTTCCTTTGGGATTTCATTAATAAGATGAAATATGGTAGCTTTAAAGACGTCTTTGATGAGGGTTATCGTGTAAGTGCGACAACCAAAACAGGGACTTCTTACTTCACCAGTGCTGATATGTATGAAGAATGGATATCTCAAATGGAGATGTCTACCTCTCGAATGCGTGAAGCCTTAGAGGATATTCCTGTTATGAAGAAAGAGAAAACTGTTGCAGAGCATGTAGACCCTGATCACTACAAGAGCTACTTTGGTGGCAATGGTCAAGTTGAAGAACTTCAGTGGTTAGAAGCCAAACAGTATGAAGGTAAGTATCGTAGTCCTGTAATATTCAAAGCTTGTGTTGAATTTCAAGTCCGTAAGTACTTAGACCGTAATGGTGGTAAAGATAATTCAGTACAAGAGTTGATGAAGGCTCGATGGTATCTAGATTTCTTAATAGCTTATGAAAAGAATGATAATAAGCCTATACGTATAGATGATATACCTTTCATTCTCAATATGTAGATTGGCATAAATGTCTGCTGGTCCCAGATATTTTCCACACAGTCTAGTCCCGCTGTATGCCAAAAGGGACTTTCATAATTAACTATAGAGGCACATATGTCTAAATTTATCTTTGATATAGAGACTGATAATCTCTTAGATAAGTGCTCTAGATGTTGGATTGTGTATTTGAAAGACATTAAAACAGGTGAGAAACATTACTTCTTAGAAGGTGATCTTGGCTGGCAAAAAATGATGTCTGAAGCTACGCTACTAGTTGGACACAATATTATTGGATTCGACTTACTAGCACTAGAGAAATTATTTGGATGGAAGCCTTCGGTTTCTACTAATATCCATGATACGCTTGTAATGAGTCAAGTTCTAGATTACAGAAGATTCGGTATGGAGGGTCACAGTCTAGATGCTTGGGGTCAACACTTAGGGTTAGAGAAGATCTCATTCCATGAGTTCAGCCATTACTCTAAAGAAATGCTAGTCTATTGTGAGCGAGACGTAGATCTTAACCACTTGGTTTATGATCATCTTGTCAAGGAAGCTAAGCGAATGATCGGACTGAAAGAGTCTGTATCAACCTATTTAAAAGTAGAACATGCCGTAGCTAGATTTTGTGCCAGATCTGCTTATGAAGGTTGGCCTTTTGATGTTCATGCTGCTGAAGAGCTATTTACAGAGCTTACAGAAAAGCTTGAATCAACAGAAGACGAACTAGAAAAGAAGCTAGGTGTCAAAGTCGTACCTAAGGACAAGGTAAAAGATGTTGTAGCTGTCAAAAAGCCTAAAGTAACTAAGTCTGGATGTTATGATCATCATACCGCTAAATGGTTTGATATAGATCCTGAGTCTTGGCTAGATGACGATAGGTTGGTAGAAGGAGAGTATTGTCGAGTAGAGTGCTTACCTCTAAAGCTAAGTTCTGTACATGATGTAAAGATCTTCTTGTACCGTAATGGTTGGGAACCTACTGAGTGGAATCTCAAGAGAAATCCTTTAGACGGTTCTATGGAGAAAACTTCTCCTAAGATCACTGAAGACAGTCTAGAGTTTCTAGGCAGTGACGGTAAATTATATCTTGATTATTTGACTATAAAATCTAGACATGCTATCGTAAGAACATGGCTAGAGAACGTAGACAAAGAAGGAAGATTACATGGTGACTGTTTCCCAATAGGCACACCTTCAATGCGATCTAGACATCGTATTATTGTAAACGTACCATCTACTGACTCTATGTATGGTGTTGAAATGCGTAAGCTATTCAAGGCTGATGAGGGCTGGAAGATAGTAGGTTGTGACTCTGCTGGTAATCAGGCTCGTGGTCTGGCTCATTATCTGAAAGATGAGGAGTTCACTGACATCCTGATTAATGGCGATATCCACGTATACAATGCTGAAAAGCTAACTGAAGTGATACAGGCCATGAAGATAGACTATACTGTTAGTCGATCTCAAGCCAAGCGCATTCTTTATGCTTTCTTGTTCGGTGCTTCTGGTGCTAAACTCTGGAGTTATATCTTTGGTAATCAAAACCAAAAGAAAGGCAACCAAATGAAGAAAGGCTTTACAGCTGCTGTACCTGGATTTAAGAATCTCCTAGAGAAGTTAGACAAGATATACAGTAAAACTAGACAGGACAGTCCTACTGAAGGCTATATACCGTCATTAGCGGGTATTAGAATTTATGTAGACTCTTATCACAAATTACTTGTATATCTGTTACAATCTGCGGAGAAAGCAACCTGTGGTGCTGCTACAATGCTCATGATGCAATGGTTAGAAGAGGAAGAAATTCCTTATAAACCTTGTATCTTCATGCACGATGAGTTTCAAATAATGGTTCCTGAAGAACATGCTGAGAGAGCCTTAGAGCTAGGTGTCAAAGCTTTTCAAGATGGTCCAAAGCTATTTGGAGTAGAGATCATGGACGGTGATGGTAGAATAGGCGATAATTGGTATGAAACTCACTAACTTTTGTAGAAATAACATATTGTACTAAAAAGGAAAAGTACATGACAAATGTAAGAGGTCGAAGTCGTTCGGCTTACAAAAAGTCAGTTCAGGAATCAATGACTAGGCATGACTTCAGTCAAATGCCTGTGGACGAGATTGAATTAGGCATTAACTTGAGAAACAGAGATGAAATTAAGTGGGTTCTAGAAGATCCGGCGCTTTATCCTGATGTTTCTGAGTTTATGACTCTAAATAGAAGTGAGTTTGCAGCAACAAGTCTTGAAGAGTTTCCACCAATACTTGCTATAATCTACAAGCGTAAAAGTAGCATAAAGTGGGTAGTACGGGAGATTACATATGACCACTTTAATAGTAGACGGTGATGTTGTTGTACACATGGCCTGTGGGGATCCGTGGAAAGAAAAACTCACAGAATTTGAAGAGACAGGTAGATATAATCGAGAAGATCTAAAGGGTATTACTGAAATACCCGAGTACTATCCTCTTGAGGAAGATACAGCTCTCTTGAATCAATGTTGGCAAAATCTGCTTGCAATACTGAGGGATATCAGTGAAGTAACCTTTGCCTCAGAGATGCTCATGGCTATAAAATCACCAGTGAATTATAGAGATGACATCTATTCTGATTACAAGGGAAAAAGGAACACATGGAGAATCCATAATCCGCTGATAGACATTGTACGCAGAAAGTGTGTTGAGAGAGGGTTTGCTATCGAAGCCTATGGAAAAGAAGCTGATGATTATATCCGTATCTGGGCAGAAGAAAGCAAATTTTACAAAAAGCCTTATGTGATAGCATCGATAGACAAAGACCTTCTATGCATTCCAGGCAAACATTGGAATATAAAGAAGGAAGTGTTTATGGAGATGTCTGAATATGATGCCATGATTCATTATTATGCTCAATTGCTGCAAGGCGATAGTACAGATAATATTCCTGGATTAAAGAACGTTGGGCCAGTAAAAGCTCTTAAAGCACTTGAGGGATGTGTAAACGAAAGACACTGCCAAGAGGTTGTAGTCTCTATGTATATAGAGAAACACGGAGACGATTGGAAACAATATCTCTTAGCAAACGGGAAACTCATACACATTCAAAAAGCAGAAAATGACTACTTCACTGTCAGCGATTGGGTTGTTAGTCAGGAGTTAGCTGCTTGTGAAGACACCAAAGGTGCCAGGAAAAACAAAGTCCAAACCAATCAAGAGACGACCGTCCAAACCGCAGTCGCATAATGGTCACTGGCAATACCCAAAACAAATGGGTAATGCAGTAGGGTTTATCTATCTTATTAGAGACCCTACTACAAAAAAGCTCTATTTGGGTAAAAAGCTCTATAGAGTCATGAAAGGCAAGACGAAAGGTAAAGAGTCTAATTGGAGAGTTTATCAATCGTCGTCTAAGTTAGTCAAGGAATTAGTGAAGACTAAAGGAAAAGACAAACTTGAGTTCTTTTGTGTTGCGGAGTACAACTCCAAGGGTAGCCTAGCATACGCTGAGACTTGGTCTCTCTGTCATGTCCACGCTGTTACCACTGATGTATGGATGAATACACGCATAGATAAAATATCATGGAAGGTAACTGAAGAAATAACGTCCGATCATATTTCAAGGTTACAAAAGATAATAAATTGGGAGATTTAAATGCGAAACATTGTACTGATTGTTTGTGGTGTAGCTGCTATTGCCGCCTCTGTGATGATTATTGTAGAGGCATACAATGCCTTTGTATCAAATAGCCTTACATTAGACCACTATATTGGTATTGTAATCGTGTCTGCCTTTTTAGGTGGAATAGCCGCGAGGAATAATACAAATGGCTAATCCAGAAATCGCTAAACTACCGTGTATTGCTTGTACATCTTCGGATGCTATGGCTGTGTACGAGAGAGGAGATGGCTATTGCTACTCCTGTACAACATTCTTCAAACCAAAGATTTTGCAAGCCAAAGGAATTTCTGTTGAGAATGGGCGATTGATTGAAGGTGCTGCTGTAATAAAACCGAAGATTCCTAAGAAATCTCTAAATGGCACAAATAGCAGAAAGATGCAATTTGATGAACTAAAAGAGATTATGAATTATCCCATACGTGGGTTTAATGAGCGAGGAATACTCAAAGAGGTATGTGAACATTACGGTGTAAGAGTCTCCTATGATGAGAATGGTGAGGTTGATGCCCACTATTATCCTTATGAGAAAGAGTCTTACAAAGTAAGAGCACTGCCAAAAGAGTTTCGTTGGGCAGGTTCTAGTTCTAAACGTTTGTTTGGACAAGACTTGTTTAACGCGGGTGGTCGAAAGATCATAATCGCTGAGGGTGAAATAGATGCATTGAGTGTAGCTACAGCAAGCTACAAACGATATAAGAAATTCTACCCTATAGTGGCTATACCATCGGCATCGATGATCAAGACGATAATAGAACAGCGCAGCTGGTTACGCTCTTTTAAAGAGGTAATTCTATGTTTTGATCAGGATGATGCTGGTCAAGAAGCTGTTCGAAAAGCAACTCAGGCGATAGGCTATGACAAAGTCTTAATTACTAAGTTGCACAAGAAAGATGCTAATGAGGTATTGACAGAGCAGAATGCCAATGGTTCAGAAAACCTAATGACAGCTATATTCGATGCTGCTAGGTTTATCCCTAACGGTATTATTGCTACTGAAGATATCTGGCAAGCTCTTGAAGAGTATAGCGCCAAAGAATCAGTACCTTATCCTGCTTGTATGCATGGCGTAAACAAGAAACTTAAAGGTATGCGTGGCGGTGAAATAACATTGTTTATTTCCGGTACAGGTTGTTTGCAGAAAAGTACAGAAGTGCTTATGCATGATGGCTCTATAAAATTGATAGAAGACATCAAGGTTGGAGAACTAGTAATGGGTGATGATGATACACCCAGAACGGTTTTAGAACTTTGTAGAGGTCGTGAGCAAATGGCTAGAGTAACTCTCAGAGACAATACAAGTTTTGTCTGCAATAAATCTCATGTGCTATCATTAGTCAACAACAACAATGAAGGCAGATGGGGTCTACAGCAAGATGAAATAGTAGACGTAACTGTTGAAGAGTATCTCAAGTGGTCTTCCAAAAGAAAACATTTAAGCAAAGCCTTTAAATCTGAAGGGGTAACTCTCGAATTTAAAGCTCTTCCTATAGACCCTTATGTCTTAGGGGTATGGTTAGGTGATGGAACGGCTGACTCTGCTTATTTTACCTGTCATGACAAAGATATTGCTATCATAATCGAGATGCAAAACAGAGGTCTACACTTAGAAAAGAGTGAGGTCAAGTGGAGATGGAATAGTCCTTATGGGCTTAGAGAAAGTCTGAAGCGTTTGAATGTGTTTGCTAATAAACATATACCTGAAGAGTATCTCACCAGCCATAAATCCCAAAGACTAGAACTCTTAGCAGGTCTTCTAGATACTGATGGTTCCTATGACAGAACTAGGCATGTGTTTGAATTTTCTCAAAAGAAAGAACACATCGTGTTGTCTGTCAAAAGACTAGCAGAATCTTTAGGCTTCACTACTTCACTAGGTAAGCAAAAGAATAACAAGTTTGGAAATTGTTTCAGGCTTTATATTTCAGGAGAGGGACTAGAGAAAATCCCTTGCGTTTTACCTAGGAAGCAAGCTAGAACTAGGCTTCAAAAGAAAAACCCTAGAAGATATTCTTTCACAATAGAGCTTCTAGAAGAGGAGGACTTCTATGGCTTTAAATTGGACGGTAATAACCGCTTTGTGTTAGGCAATTTTGTTGTTACACATAATAGTGGTAAATCTACCATGTTCCGTGAGATCATGTTGAAAGTCCTTGAAGATACTGATGATAAAATTGGTGTTATCAGCCTAGAAGAGTCACCCGCAGAAACTGCACGAAAACTATCAGGCATGGCTCTTAATCGCAATCCAGCCGATGAAGAAATTCCACTTGATGAATTACGTGTTGGTTTTGACAAAGTGTTCGGTAATGAAAAAGTCATTTTATTAGATCATCAAGGCTCTATGAATGATACTTCAATTATTGACAAGCTAGAGTACATGGCACTCAGCGGATGTAAATATCTGTTTGTTGACCACGTTACTATTCTAGTATCAGAAGGTGTTGAGAATCTGCAAGGTCTTGAAGCTCAAGACAAGATTATGAACGACCTGCTGAGACTAGTAAAGAAATATCCAGACTTATGGATAGGCTTGATATCACACTTGCGTAAAGCCCCTTCTGGTAAACAATCATTTGAAGATGGCAAGCTGCCTACTATGGATGATATCAGAGGCTGTCTGGCATATGGCACAAAAGTGTTAACTTCTGACGGAAAGTCTGTATGTGTTGAAGACGTGAAAGTTGGCGACACTCTTATGGGTGTTGATGGCTCTGAGAGGCGAGTGTTAAAGCTCTGTAGAGGTAAGCAGCAAATGTATAAAATTCAGATGAAGACTTCTAATGATTTCTTTATTTGTAATGAAGATCATATGCTGACACTATCTCATAATAATAAAATGTTTGACATTTCTGTAAAGGATTTTATTAAACGCTCAGAAAGCTTCAAGTCGCGCTGCAAACAACATTATTCTGAAGGATATGAACTTCCTAAGCAAGAATTGCCTATTGCGCCTTATGCATTAGGTGCTTGGATAGGAGATGGTTCTAAGTCCCAATTCAGAGTAATGGATGCCGGTAACTTAGGTATTGCAGAGCGAGTGGGCATGACGTTAGGAGCAAGAGTTAAAACTCCAGGCAATATTAATCGTGAATACTTTAGCTTCGAAACCAGAATTAGAGGTGAATTGTTAGCCAAGCTTAGAGATTTAAATCTTGTAAATAATAAACACATACCTGAGGTCTACTTGCTTTCTTCTAAGAAAGATAGGCTAGAGCTGTTGGCGGGGTTGTTAGATACAGATGGTAGTTATTCTAAGAAAGACAATGCATTCAGATTCTATCAAAAGGATACTGATATTGCAAAGTCTGTTGTAAGGCTGGCGAGATCTCTTGGATTGTATAGCACAATGAACGCTAGAATTATCAGTTCTCCTTATAGTTCTGATGGTAGCAGTATTTGGGAAGTTTCTGTAACAGGAAATATATCCTCAATAACTGCACAGAAGCTAGTAGGTGTGAAATACAGAGATAGGTACACAAATCCCTTGAAAAGAGGTATTAAAGTTACCAAACTTGACGTCCAAGATTACTATGGGTTTACTTTGGATTCCGATGGAAGGTTTCTATTAGAAAATCACATAATAACTCACAACTCTGGTTCTATAAAGCAGATATCATTTGATATTATTGCTTTTGCTAGGAACATGAATGCTGAGAAGGATGTAGAGCGTAACCAGATCAAGATGGCTGTACTCAAAGCTCGTTTTACAGGTCTAACTGGACCAGTAGAAGGCGCTAGATTCAACCACAAGACTGGTCGCCTTGAAGCGCTGGACTTTGTTCCTGAAGACGAAGATGATGGAGACTTCCAAATATTATGAGTGAGACTAACAGTTTTATGTTAGATTGCCAGTTAGCTCTTTACCTAAACAAAGGTAAGGAGCCTAATGGTATCCTGAGAAAGACAGGCAAAGCAATGGTAAAGCACAAATTGCACAAAGGTACAAAGTGCTGGACTCATGTGTTAGGGCTTGTTCATCATCCAAAACCATATGAAATATTGCAGAATGGAATACTCATCCATGACCAATGGTTAGAGCAAAATGAAGTTTTGTAGTATTTGTGGCAGTTCAGTTCTGGTTAGCCTCTCATCAATAGACAAACGTCTGTGTGCAGATTGTAAGTCTTTGAATGATTGGAAGCTAGATCCTGGACAAGAGTCTGTATTAATAGATGGGAAGAAAGGAAATGACTACGCTAGTTCGGGAAGATATGGAGATAGAGGAAGCTCTATTTCTGACAAAGCAAGAGTTAAAAGCAATTAGGCTGTGCCTAGAACGATACGATTTGGGTGGCTTAGCATATCACTCAGCGATAGATAAAGTTGATGATTTATTACTAAAGGAAGAGAAGTGTGCTAGTAGACCTGACCGTTGAAGAGTTATTCGAGATTGATATGGCATTATATGCACTTTACGAAGTACGTGATCTAAAGACAGGTGCTTTCGATAAAGTCAAAATGGCATATGAAGAAGCTAAAGAAATGTCTGAGCTAGATATGTCAGACTGTGCTGGTGGAGCGTGCCGCTTGTAAACTCTAGGAGTAGTATTATGAACTCTGACGAAATCTATGATGCTATTCGTGTCATAGCTCAAGAGAGTTCCATAAATGCTAAGCGTGAGCTATTAGAGAGGTATCTTCAGGATGCCTCTTTTAAATGGGTTATCACAATAGCAATGGAGCCTCTCGCTAACTTTGGTGTTCTTCCAGAATATGTCAAGCCACCTCAAGGTGCCTGTGCAGTGTTTGGAGAAAGAACACTAAATTTGCTAGGAGATCTACACTCAAGGAAACTTACAGGGAATGAAGCTTTAGCTCATGTTGATTATGAACTTAAGCATTTATCCCCTAAGTCTTCCATGTTACTCGTAGATATCCTAAATAAAGATCTGAAAGCTAACATTGGTGTCAAGCTTGTAAACAAAGCATATGGCGCAAAGTTACTTACAGAACACCCCTACATGAGATGTTCTCTGCCTAAAGATGTCAAGCTTGAGACTTGGCCTTGGGAACGTGGAGTATTCTCTCAAGTGAAGATGGACGGAATGTATGCTACAGCAGTATGCAATAATTCTGTTGATTTCTTTACTCGTAAGGGTCATGTGTTTCCTGATAATGAACGATTTAAGATTCTTAAAGAAAACATCAAGTCAGCTATACCTGAAGGTGTACAACTATCTGGTGAACTTCTTGTAATGAGAGGTGGTAAGTTTTTAGATCGTAAAACAGGAAATGGTATCCTCAATAGTATTCTCAAAACTAATGCTGATATTCCCGCTAATCTTGCACTATGCTATATTGCATGGGATATGATCTCTAATGAAGAGGCCAAGCAAGGAAAATCTCCTAGAGAATACGAACAGCGCATAAATGAACTTATGACATGTATACACATGTTCTGTAAGAGTTCACATTTACGTGCTATAGAAACCAACTGTGTGTACTCGTTAGAGGAAGCACAAAAAGACTTTGCTGAGAAGAGGAAAGCAGGTGAAGAGGGTACAATTATTAAGAGACCTGATGGACTTTGGAAGAATGGTACTAGTCGAGATCAAGTTAAGCTTAAGGAAGAAGCTGAGGCTGATCTATGTGTCGTATCTATGCTGGAAGGTACAGGTAAAAACGAAGATCTATTTGGCTCGCTATTATGTGAAACAAGCGATGGAAGACTTCGAGTGGCAGTATCAGGTTTTACGGATGAAGCGCGTGCTAAGATCTTCAACTCTTGGGGAGAAGATAATTGGGCTGGTGCAATCATTGCGGTAAAATATAACGAAGTAATAAAGCAGAGAGATAGTGAGCTATATTCATTGTTCTTGCCTAGGTTTGTAGAGCGCAGGTATGATAAGGAAGAAGCTGATACTCTTGAACGCTTACTTAATCAATAGGAGACACTATTAATGTCCAACATATACACTGGAAGCTATTCTAAGGCTGCTGATACAGAGAGATATTATAAAAGAGTTCCAGGCTCTAATACAGACTTTGTACTAGATCTCATGGAATATAGTGAAAACAGTGAAAACAGAGCTATGATGCAAATGGTAGTTCTTGAAGCATTGCGCTTTTATTCCAATATGATCTCAGTTCAGCCTGAACCTGAAGAAGACACAAAAAGCATAATCCCAGA